TGCCGTCGAATTTATCAAGATTCCAATCTTCTTGCGTTGCTGAATCAATTACGACTCCATTACTATATATATTCCACCATAATTTACCGCTTTGATTGCGCTCTAAAAATATACCCGTTCGAGGCTCTGCCGTTCCTGATACGTTCCAATATGCTCCAGCTCTTTGAGTTATGCTGTTACTCGTTGAAAACGCAAAAGTAAAACTAAATTTCTGACTTTTGCCCGGTTGATAGGTGAAACCTCGCTTTGTTCTGATTATGGCATATTGTCCAATTGAAGCCACCGCCAAATCAACATGAGGGTTTGTTGCATTCTTTGTTATAGTTCCTCCGTTAACTTTCTCAGCCCAAATTAACGGCTGTTTATCTCTCAAAAACATTCCATTACTCAGGGTTTGAGGCAAGCCCACGCGAAGCAATCCAAACGCATCAGTAGAATATGATATTTCTGGCAATTGACCCGAACCAGTGGCCGGATTAACAATTTGCCCAGAGTCATTGACTAATGCAACTTTCTGAATGTAGTCATTACCTATCTTTTCGGGATTTGCCATTTTGCTTTACTTTTTCTTAGTTTTTTCTTCCTTTGTAACTTCTTTATTTTCAGGCTCTTTGTATTTACACATTTTTCGTTCAACTAATTCGGCTGCAAATTCCTTTGATACTGTTATTAATTCGCCTTCTTTACGCCCAAAAATGTCACCTATTACGATTAATTCAACTTTTTCCATACTACTTAACAATAATGAAGTTAAAATAAAGGGGGATTTTCACCCCCTTATTATAGTTATGCTGTTATAGCAGTCTTAGCAGTGGTAATATTTGTCACTTTGATGAATGCATCAGCGTCTGCATTTCTGATAAGTAAAAGCAAGTAGCGAGTCCCTTTGAGGGTTTTGGTATCTTCAATAAATTGCTTATCTACCTCACCAATTTCTATCATTATTGTACCATCTGTGTAAATGCGTGCGAATCTGAAGTCGCCCAATACAAGGGTATTTTCTGCAATGTTTGAGTTTTCAACTACTCGCATACCTGCCACCATCAGCTGGTCGCCTTCCATAACAATAAGTTTTGAAACAACGCTATCTCCGGTCATAGCTTTCAATAGCTTCAATTCAAGTGCAGTATATGGATTCACAATAACAATATTAGGGTTATATTTTGCGCCCTTGGTTGCTGTTATTTCAGTTTTAAGAATTGCCATAAGATCCGCAACGTTTGGCACTGATACCTTTGGCTTTGTGCTGGCTGCGTATGCAACGGTATCGAAAGCGGTTGCATAAGTATACACACCTGTGATGTTTGGAGTTGTACCATTACCAACAGCAAGCAAGTTTTCGACTTTCAATTCTAAGTTATTAGTAATGAAATTATCTAACTCCGATTGCATCCAAGCTACATCTTTCAACGCTTCAACAGTTACCGGAATTGAGTCCCCTACTTTCTCGAGGTTCTTTCTGTATGACCTCCAAGCAATAGCAGATTCAGGATATTGAGCACCTTCAGCAACAGATGCCGCGTTTCTGGTTGCGGTTGTCTGGTCTGTATAAGTCACAACACCGTGAGAATTAGCTGACATCTGAATTTTTGTCATTACGCTTTCAAGATTTCGCTCGCTCGTTGCAAGTCTTGCAACATCTGAAAGATGCATGCTTTCTTCATCATCAACTATGGCAGCTCTGGTAACATCGGTTTTTATTACGAATTTCTCAGAACCTGAAAACCCTTTTTTCTCTAGGTTATCCATTGCCTTTTTGAGCAGGTCTTTTCTGCTTTCTACAATGCTTGTTTTTTTACCGGATTGCATTTTTGCAATTTCTTCGCCTTGTTTCAATGCTATTGATTCAAGTTCCTTGAATTTCTTTTCAACATCTTCATTTGGTTTTGCTGATTTCATAAGGCTTTTAACCTCATCAATCTTTGCCGCCAATTCCTCAGAGCTAACAAACTGGCCGCGAATGCCTTCTAAAAGCTTGGCCATTTCGGCCTCGATAAATTTCAATAATTCCTCTGGATTCATGATTATTTTTGTTTAAGATTTGTAAATATAACTGATAATTTTTGTTTAAAATCTTCAGAGTTTAGAGTGGCACGATTTTTCAGTGTGTTTTCAAACGAGACTAAAAACTCGGTCGGGTCTTGTATCTGATATTTAGTTAACAAAGATAAAAACTTTTCGATATTTTTTAATGTACTATCGCTAAATTCATAACTTAGCATTTTTTCAAGTTCCTTAACTGATAATGTCGGAGTGTTTGGATTCGCCCCAAAAGCAACAACGCTATATTCCCTCAGTTCCCACTCTTTCACAATGTTTGCCTGCATTTCATTATCATAATAATTATCTATCATGATTGCACCAATTGAATGTTCTAGGCTTCTATCGTTTTCTTGAAAAAACATATAGTTTGCAAATACATCTTTTGCAATAGTGTTCTCAAGATTAATCTTTGATACCGCGACTATGTGCTCAGGTGTTATTTTGAACTCAATCGGCAATCCGATAACCTTGTGCGTGTCATGGAAAGCAAGATGTTTTATTTTTGAAATGTTGTTTTTTGTCGTTCGATTGAATGAAGTAGGGTCTGAAACGTCTCCATCATAATCAATATTATTGAATGCGTTGATAGCTATTTCAACAATGCCCTGCGCTTTTTCAATGCCTAACAGTTTATTGCTGATATCTTTAGTTTTATATATACGCTCTTTATTTTTCATAAAGTTATTATTATCGGTTTTGTGATAAACTGCTCAGAATCTGCTAAACTATAACCTAATTCAATACACATTTTTAGTGCCGATTCGTATGTTATAACGTTATTTTTTAGGCTTTCGTTTATAAATACGATATTTTCAATGTTTAGTTTATCAATCTCAGATTTAACCTTTCTATCTTGCTGTAAGGCTTCGATACTTGATTTGTCAATCTGTACTTTTTGCTTACTACCTTTTAGCCCAAACACGTCGTTTAAACCTGCTAAAATTGTTTCAAATACTGGAATTATCGTATTTTCATAAATTACCTTTCGAGCAGTATCATAATTATTGAATGTGCTATTCGCTAATTCATTCAAAAGAATGATATTATGCCCTAATAAATCTGATAAATTTATCTTCTCTCTTAAAATCATTGAATCAAAATCTAATTCTTTTGGGCTAAGTACTGTTTTCTGATATCTAACAGGGTAAGGACTAACAAAATACTTCTTTTGTATTTTAAGCATTCCGTATTCCTTAAGTGCCGATTGTATATTATCAGTATCCGAAGGCGAAAAGATAGTGCTATCTGTGCGAGGTTGCTCAGGTGAAATTATGCCATTTGCGCCCCTATTTATCGCAAACTCATTTTTGCTTTCTGAAATAGCTAAAAGGTTGTCAAGCGAATCGGTGGCTGCTTTTAGTCTGGAATTGCCTAAAATTGAATCCTTTAGATTTATACCTGATTCGTTTATGATAAGCAGCCTATCTATATCAATTTCAGTACTAATGCCATTATCAATAAATTCTATCTTTTCTATAATATCAGATAATTTTTCAGCTTCATACAAAGTTATTCGATTATATTGGAGCCGAATTTTAACTTGGTCAAATGGTAGAATGAAAATATCAGTTTTATCTATTCCGATTTCCGATTCGTTAAATCCTGAAGGCTTACGAAAATACAAGTAAAGCACCTGATACAATCTAAATTGCTTGTATGCCATATTTATAAACTCATTGTATGTTTGCAAGTAGTTAGGCTGATTAAGCTTTGCAAGTGCCCTGCTATTGCCTTGCAGCCTTATTTTACTGCACATATCCGCTTGCTGATCTATTATCGCACGAAGTTCAGGAACTCTATTATAATACTCTGATAAATTCAGCCCATATCTAACAAATTCATAGCTATTATATGCAGATGTTTGAGCGATTGGCGTAATTATCTGGTTTGTATTGCCATTAAAAAAGGACTTTATCCGCTTAACAATATTCATGTATCAGATATTTTTTACAAATTTATGCAAAGTTATCTAATATTCAAACATAAACAAAAATAAAAAAACCTTACTACTATGCATTAAATAGTACTAAGGTTTTAAAAATATGTGGCTGTATAGACGTTAGCGGCAACTTAAAAAGCCGCTCAATGTCTTTGGTCGCCACCAATACACTTTATGTTTATTAAATTCCTTTTCAATATCAGGAAATAATGAGTGACTTAATCTACACCATCCATTTTTGTTTACATATTTTTTTACCTTATCCCAGTTTTGAGAATAGGCAGCTGCTAGCACATTATTTGCATCAGTGTGAGTGGAGTGCTTTTTATAATCTGTATACATATTTTAAATTTTGGTGTAAAAAAACAAAATAACCTTATATAATTTGTTAATGAAGTGTTATATTTTTCTCATTCCGTATGAAAAATAATAACATACGTAGCGAAAAGAATCCATGAAATGATTATTTGAGTCAATAGGTTCATCTAAATATCGACTGGAATTGTATCCACCATTATACGAAACGTTTTCCCTCCACGTATAAGAAGCGTACTCATGCCATGCATTTGTGCTTCTTGATTGTAGAAATATCGGATATTTTTTCATTAACTGGATGCCCTCGTAAATGCTATTTGGTTTTTTGAGTGCCTGCATCGCTTGTAAACCTGCTTTGCGTGCATTTATGATGAAAGTCTTATCATTCTCACATATCAGATAATTTTTATTTATCTCGTTTAATTCTAAGATTTTATTTAAAAACACGTCTGTAGTTAAGCCGCTTTCATAAATCAATTCAGCAACATAAAAAGCGTGGCCAGTGAACATAACTTTCACTAATACCGAAGGATCGTTAAAACCCAAGTCCACACCGTAGGCAATAAACTTGTATTCTTCAGGCCAAACTTCGAAGCTTTTCCAATTGGTGAAAACATTTCCTTCATATTGTGCCCTTTCGCCTAATCCGTAAACTTTCCACTTAACTAAATCCGCGCTACCCTTTGCAATGTTTTCCGGCGTTGGTTCGTAGCTAAGAATAACTTTCCTTTGGCTTTCTGGAAGAAATGGATTATTAAGCTGGGTACTTCGCATAAATAAAACATGCTTATCTTCAATCAGCTTATAAATATAATGCTCTATTTTGGCAGGGTTATAATCCAAAATAAACATTTCAGCACCTCGCATATTCAGCTGGTCAAAAGTATCTTTATCCGATTCGATTGCTTCATTAATCCAAAATAGGTCATGTTTCAATCCGTGTAGCCGTTGCTTGTCATCTAAGCCAACGAAATAGATTCTATTATTGTTAAGTTTATAAGTGTATTGGCTTTTATCTTGCCTGTGCAATGATTTTGAATATAGGTTCATACTTTGTAACACGTCTATAAAATCCTGAATTACGGACGCTTGCAACCATGTGAATTTTGTCCTTGCTATGGTAATGCGTTTTCCCTGGTTTACTTGACAATACAGAACAATGAATTGAATGATTGAATAGGTTTTGCTTGAGCGACTGCCACCCTCAAGAATGATTCCCCTTGGTTTTTTCTGGTAAGAATCAATGAGAAATTCAAATACTTCAGTAGCTTGTATTTTGGGAATGTTCATGCGTTTTTATGGCAAAGGTACATAATTTACATTATGTTAAGTTCGCTAAAAACAAAAAACCCGCTTTTTAAGGCGGGTAATCGTTTCTATTCAGTTGTTTCCGTTTTTATGTATGGCACAGAAACCTCCATACTTGTTATTAAAACTTTTTTCGGGTTTCCCTGGCTCATATTTCCAGAAGCAGGCTGGAAATATGCCATTCCGTCCTCACCTTTGGAAACATAATAATTGTCCCCATAAGATAACTCCATATATAGCTCGAATGGAAATCCGATTTTTGATTGAATTTTTTTGTACCCAAACCAAAGTTTTTTGCCGTCGGCGATTCCTCCAGCATATGATTTCCAGATATATTTGTTTAGCCTGTTTTCTTTCACTTCTTCGGCAGTCATACCGTTGAAGTTTTTGTTTTTTTCTGAATAATACTGAGCCTCTTGGCGTCCGAAAATTTTAAAAAGTCCCATTTTTTTATTTTTTACTGGTTTATATTTTGGGGCTTTCGCCCCGTTGTTTACATTACTGGAATCATTGTTGCACAACGTTCTGAGTTGCGGGTTTGTGCGTCCGCGCTGCCGTTGTTGTCAACCCATTTTGTAACAGTTTTACCTATTGCCCAGCTAAATCTTTTTGGGGCTGATACGATTGTATAAACCTCCGTGTAGCTTGATGGCATTTCGTCGAACTCATACCCATTTATGCGTGTTTCTGTCAGTTCGGCAGTTGCTTTGAAATCTGATTTCCAGCAGTCGTTTTGTGTGTTTACTGAAATTTTTACTGTGTTTGCGGTGGTGGTGTTTTTTGCGCTTTTCATAACTTTGTGTTTTAATGTGTGTTTTTGTTTGAATTATTATACAGTAAAGATACATTCATTTGCATCTATTTGCAAATTATTTCTGTTAATAGTTTGTTAATGACTTGTTAAAAAGAAAGCCCCGTTTCCGGGGCTAGGTGCATGAGGGAACTAACGCAAATGTAAAACCAAACACAGATTAAACTTTAAAATCGTTTCAAAGATAATGATTATATTTGGATTCTAAAACCTAAATTTATGAATCCGGTACAACGCAAAGCAATTATTCAAGAATTTGAAACTTACCTAAAAAGTAGAGGGTATGAAATACAAAAAGAAGTGTTAATTTCCAAGGTCTTTG